GTAAGCGCATTGCTGCTGGGTCTGGCGAGAAGATGCGCAAGGCGGGCAGCAAGGGCGCGCCCACCGCGAAGGCGTTTAAGAAGGCCGCGAAGACCGCGAAGAAGAAATAGCATGGCGCGCACCAAGTCAGAGAAGATCGCAGCAGCGAAGAAGCGCCACGGGTTTACGGCGGTGAATAAGCCGCGACGCGGTGGACCGAAGAAGTTTGAAGTGCTGGCGGTTGAGGGCGACACGGTGAAGAAGGTTAACTTTGGCGACCCCGCCATGTCCATCAAGAAGGATCAGCCGAAACGCAAGTCGTCCTACTGCGCACGCTCCGGCGGCATCAAGGGCAAGTCGAGCAAGCTGAGCGCCAACTACTGGTCGCGCAAAGCGTGGGATTGCTGATATGGAGCAGCTTTTTAACTTCTTCAGCAACGGCCAGCAGCGCCGCACCGCGCTTGACGAGCTGTTCGCTGGCTTAGAGCGTTACGTTCCACCAAACCTACGCCCAGCAGTAGAGACGGTCGCCGAGATGAACCCCGTGCAGGGCCAGATGAACGCGATGACAGCAAGCGGCGTTGTCTTCGATCCCGACCAGACTGCGGAGGCGCGCAGGCGCGCTGCGCTTGATATGGGCGTCGAGATGGCGCTTGCACTGACGCCTGCCGCCTTGGCTGCACGCGGGTACCTGACGCCCATCCAAGGCGTTATGGAGGGGCTGCTTGGCGGCTCGCCCGCGCAGCAGCAGATCGCAGAGGACGCTGGCAAGCTTGCAGCAGACGCGTCCGGCTTGGCGCGCTCAGCGATCCAGCTTGATTCCGACATGCTCGGCGAGATATTTCAGCCAGCCGGTGAGGCGCGCTCTGCTGGCGCTGCCGCTACTACGCCAGCCGGTGAGGTTACGCCATATGCAGATGTGGAAGTGATTGACCCGCGCGATCTTATTGGCGCTAAAATCTCGCCAACGCCTGCGGATCTAACGCGCGCTGGCACATTTTATGAGGGCATTGACGCGGCAGGAACAACGCGCAGAACGCCGTTGCAAGGCGGCCCGTTGTTCCCGTTGCAAAAGCAATATTCAGATGCGGAGATTGCTTGGCTTGTTGATAGCGCAAGTAAAGGATCAACAAAACTTGGCAAAGATAGCGATTTTGTTGCTGTCACTGCAATGTCGCCGCAAGCCCATCAGTCAAATGCGTCAATTGCTGATGCATATATGGGAACGCTTGAAGCGTATATTCAATCAGGTCGATTGCCAGATGAAAATGTTAAGCAATTAAATGATGTGGTGTCAAATTTTGGGAAAACTACAGTTGACCCAGAGTTGCAAAAGTTGAGCGGTTTTGTTGGGTTTGATAGCCCATTTTTCAATGAATTTATGCGGAATGCAACATTTCCGCAGCGGGAAGCCATTTCAAAACTTATGACTTCTCCAAAGGCTATGGCAATTGGTGGCCCTAATTTTCAAAAGGTTTTAGACGCAACAATTCAGCCAGAGTTTGCCGGAAGTAATCTTGGCGATGCGTTGTTGCTTCTTGAGCTTGATAAAGGTCGTGGCTTGTTAAACTTGGAGTCAGAGGGGCTGCCGACGCATATGTCTTACGACACTGGGCTTGGAGGTCGTGTTGTAGGGCGTTTTGAAAACCCAGTATCACGCGGCTTATTGTTCCCAAGTTTTGAAGCAGAATATTCATCGCGGCCAACAATGCTTGATAAATCAGGTAATGTTGACGAAGCGCGCATGGCCTACTCATTTGGGCGCGCTCTGCCATCGGAAAAAGTCACGCCAGAAGGCGCGAGAAATCTTTTTGAAGCAACGCAATATTACAGCATTGAGCAGCCGCAGCAGGCTCAATTGATTGATCAGGCTTTACGCGGAAACTGGAAAACATCTAGCATCCCAAAAACTAAAGGCGGTATTTCTCCTACAGATTTCGAGCGCGCGTTGCTACGCAACCCGTCTCTGCCATCCCTAGAGCCATACACAGCAAAAGATGTGACTGCCGGTAAAAAGGCTGGCGACTTTGAGGTGTTTCAGCTTGGTGATGCAGATTTGTATTTTGGTTTAAAGAAAAACCCAGATTACACATGGATGAACGACGGGAAGCCGATACCTGAGCTTGGCGATAACGAGATTGATCTTGTTGGCGTGATTAGCAACGAGATAGGGGCCAAGGGTGTGGCGTCACCCGCCGTTATGGGGAAAGCTATTGAGCAAGGCGCGTCTGTGCTGAACGCATTTGCGGTGCCAAGTAAACGCTTCCCAGAAGGTTTCTTGCCAAACGTTTATGGCGGCTATGGATTTAAAGAGCTAAAACGTATACCATTTAGCAAAGAATATTACATTGAAGAGCGCGGCCAAGCCGCGTATGACGATCTTCTGCGTCAGTGGCGATCTGAAGGCTGGGATGAGGGCCAAGGGTTTCCTGACGTTGTTTTGATGAAATGGAGCGGAACAGATGAACAAAGAGCAAACGCAAGTCAGCGCGTTTTTGAGCAGGGTTTTGAAGGTTTTGGGGCCGGAAAAGACGTCGGCTCTATCAGATCGGCAGGACAGAATGTTGAGCCAAGCGTACAGACGGCTTCTGGATCGCAAGCCAGCGGCTCAAATATCGGAAGCGGAAATACGGGGCCAATACGACCTAGTGGTGGAACATCTAAGCCCAGCCGCATACGAAGTGCTGCCACAGAGGTAAGGCAACTTACCCCAGAGCAGCGCAGAAACCTTGGATTGCTAATGATGGAATATTGATATGCCCATAACAACATACGCAGAGCTGCAATCCAGCATAGGCGACTTTCTTGACCGCGATGATCTGACGAGCGTCATCCCGACGTTTATTTCGCTGGCCGAGGCAGACATGAACCGCCAGATACGCCACTGGCGTCAGGAGAAGCGCGCCACGGCCAACATTGACACGCAGTATAGCGCCGTGCCTGCCGACTTCTACGAGGTTATACGGATGTATATTACCTCGGGCAACACGCAGCCGCTTGAGCTGCTGAGCCAATTTCAGCTGCTGGAGCGCAAGCAGCGCACGGCCAACGCCACTAACGAGCCGCGCTACTACGCGATTACGGCTGGCGAGATCGAGGTGTTCCCCGTTCCCGATGGCACATATTCAACGGAGCTGTATTACTACGCCAAGATCGACGCGTTGTCCGATAGCAACACGTCCAACTGGCTGCTGGAATACTTCCCCGACGCCTACCTATACAGCTCGCTGGTGCATTCTGCGCCGTATCTGAAAGACGACGCGCGCATTGCCGTTTGGGCGTCTTTGCAGGCGAACGCGATTGGTGGTATAAATGCAGACAATGATAAAGCGAAATTTGGCGGGTCTGGTCGCCGCATGAAGATAAAGGCGTATTGAGATGAGCTTCACCAACACCTTCGAGACAACCGTCCTGACATGGGCGTTCACCACTAACAGCGCGACACGCCCGACCGAGTGGCACACCGCGCTTTACACTGTTGCACCATCTGACACCGGCGGCGGCACAGAGGTATCCGGCGGGGGCTACGCGCGGCAGGCTACGGCGTTCACCGTGTCAGGCAACACGGCCACAAATAGCGCCGCCGAGGAGTGGCCCGTCGCCACGGCAGGGTATGGCACCGTTGTTGCTGTGGGGATCTTCGACGCGTCATCTGGCGGCAATCTGCTGGCCTACGCCAACCTGACCGCCAACAAGACGATTGACACGGGCGACGTGTTCCGTATTCCTGCGGGCGATCTCGACATCACGCTAGACTAATGACGTATCGCAGCGGCTACGGGCGAAGCACCTACGGCAGCTACAACTACGGCTTGGACGGCGCTATCATTGGCGCCGCCTCCATTGTTGCCGTCACGTCTGCCACCGCCGCCGCGTCTGTACGTGTTCGCGGCGCTGCGTCGATCATCGAGACGGTTACAACCACCGCGTCTGCTGCTGATCGCGTTCGAGAGGGCAGCGCCACCATTGCCGCCGCCGCAACTGTTGCCGCGTCTGCCACGCGCGTCAGGGAGGCGTCTGCCACGATTGCAGCGTCTGCCAGCGTTACGGCTTCGGCTGAGCGTGTGCATATTGGCTCCGCTTCCGTATCCGCTGCCGCATCCGTTGCCGCGTCTGGTCTCAGGGTTCGTGATGGCGCTGCTCTGGTTGCTGTGCAGGCATCCACAGCGGCAAGCGCCGTTGCGGTATATCAGGACAGCGCCACCGCCGCCTGCGTAGCAACTGTCAGCGCCACATGCAACCGCGTGCAGAGCGACAGCGCGACCATCGTGTGCGCGGCGTCTGTGGTCGCAAATGGTCGCAAGAAGTGGGAGCCTGAGCCTGACACGCCTGAGACGTGGACGCCTGTTGCGGAAAACAGCAAAACGTGGCAAGATGCAGGCAGCACGCCAGAAAGCTGGGCGGCTGTATCCCCCACATCGACGGATTGGACACCGGCATCAGCTTCAAGCGAAACTTGGGCCGATGCGGCATAGGAGAATGACATGGCAGATACGACAACAACGGCATATGGCTTAACGAAGCCAGAGGTAGGCGCGTCAGAGGATACGTGGGGAACGAAGATCAACACAGATTTCGATAGCCTCGACACGATCATCAACGCGATCGGCGGTAAAACCGCTGCCGGAACACTGTCGTATGCAGATAGCGCGAAGCTGGTGACGACGTCGGGCGGGGTGACAGTCACCGGCTTAACGACAACGACTGATCTAACAGCCACAGGCACGACAACCTTAGCTGGCGCAAGTACATCAGCGGATATTACGTTTGGCGACAACGACAAAGCCATTTTTGGAAATTCGTCAGATTTACAGATTTATCATGATGGGTCTAATAGTTTTATTAAGGATTCTGGCACTGGTAACTTACTTATACAGAGTGACGCAAATACTGGCTTTCAAAATGCCTCTGGAACTGAGTGGAAAGTAGAGGCTCTTACAGATGGAGCCGTAAATATTTACTACAATGGTTCTCAGAAATTCGCCACCACCAGCACAGGTGTAGACATCACTGGGGTTTTGTCCAGCGATGGGCTGACTGTTCAAGCGACAGGCGCAAACTATCCTTTAATTGAACACAGCAGTGGTAACAGAATACAGCTTCAACCAAGCTACAACTATTATAACTCTTTCCAACATACATTTAAGAATTTAGATGGTTCTGCAAATACGCTTACAGTAGGTCAAACAGGCGACATCAGCTTTTACGAGGACACAGGCTCCACGCCAAAGTTATTCTGGGATGCGAGTACTGAACGTCTTGGTATTGGTACAGCAAGCCCGAATACTACTTTAGATATTACAACAGCATCAAATACTAATGGCTTTCTTTTAAATGTTATAGGTACAGCCCCTAACTATATGTTTGATGTCCGTGATGATGGTGCTTCTAAGTTTCGCATCGATGCTAGCGGTAACTTGCTGGTGGGTAAGACCACTATAGCAACAGGTACAGCAGGTATTGCCTTACGATCTAATGGAGAGGTCAGAGGTACTGCTAATGGCGATTATGCTGCTAGGTTTTCTAGGCTTTCATCGGAGGGTGCTATTGTCGGCTTTGAGAAAGATGGCGCTGCGGTGGGGAGTATTGCCTGTAATGGTGGTGCAATATCAATCGGCTCTGATGATGTAGGTGTGTATTTTGATGCATCATCAGACAGAATACTTCCTGTGAATGTGTCCACAAATAGTGTGCGTAATGATGCTATTGATATTGGACAAGGCGCACACCGCTTTCGTGACCTCCACCTGTCAGGCTCTATCGAAATAGAAAACGGCACAGGCAATGTAGGCGTTGGTAAACAGGCGTTAAACTCTAATACTAACAACAACAACACAGCGTTTGGGTATCGTGCTGCATATACTAACAGCTCTGGTTCAGCCAATACTGCCCTTGGAATGCAAGCACTCTATACTAACAGTTCTGGAGCTAACAACACCTCGGTTGGTATAAACTCTATGTATTTCAATGTTAGTGGCAGTAATAATACTGCAATAGGTAGGGATGCACTTCAATCAAACACCGCCAGCAACAACACTGCCATTGGGTATGAGGCGGGGTACACTAATAGTACGGGCGAGCGAAATGCTTATCTTGGGCGTCTTGCTGGATACTACAGCACAGGAACTTCCAACACTTTTGTAGGTGATGGTGCTGGTAATCAAATGCAATCTGGCAATAGAAACACCATCATCGGACGCTACAACGGCAACGAAAACGGCCTAGACATCCGCACCTCAAGCAACAACATCGTGCTGTCGGATGGTGATGGTAATCCTAGAGGGTACTTTAATAGCCTTGGAAATTTTTATGTAAATAACCTTGATGGCAGTCTTACTGGATCAACTGGTGCAATACTGTACGCAAACGGTGGTGCAAATTACATTTGTAATCTTACAAGCACTAATCAAATTCACACCTACAATAATAACAACACAACAGGCGCTGTTTACAAAATTGAGTTTCGCCAAAATAACGTTGCTGTTGGTCATATTGCAGCGGGTAGTTCCTCAACATCATACAACACTTCTTCAGATCACCGCCTGAAAGAAAACATAGTTGAACTGTCAGGTGCAACAGACCGCCTAAAGCAGCTAGAGCCAAAACGGTTCAACTTCATTGCAGATGCAGACACAACAGTGGACGGCTTCCTAGCACACGAAGTTCAAACAGTCGTACCAGAAGCTATCACAGGCACACACAACGAAGTCGATGCAGATGGCAACCCTGTCTACCAAGGCATTGACCAAAGCAAGCTAGTGCCACTCTTGGTCGCTACAATCAAAGAACTAGAGGCACGGATCACTGCCCTAGAAAACGCATAATCGGAAAAGGAAAAAGCTATGGCTATCACTTACACTTGGTCTATCTCCAACATGGAGCATGAAATATCAGACGGTGCTGTAATCACTGCACACTGGTATTGCTTAGGCACTGACGCAGATGGAAACTCTGCACGTTCTTATGGAACAACATCATACACACCAGACCCATCAGCAGCAGGGTTTATTCCTTACGCTGACTTGACTGAAACAATAGTATTGGGCTGGGTACACGGATCGGTGGATAAGGATGCCACTGAAGCTGCTATTGCTGCTAAGATTGATGCAATAGCTAATCCAACCACTGCTGCGGGAATGCCTTGGGTATCTGAAGAAGCAGCATAACCTGAAAGGAGATCAACGTGACTGAAGACAAAAAGGTCATTACGATTGACGATGTAGAATACACTGAAGATCAACTGAGCGACACTGCAAAGATGTGCATAAATCACATCAATTCGCTAGACCAGAAGATCGGATCTGCGCAGTTTAACTTGGTGCAGCTTCAGATGGGCAGGCAGGGCTTCATGGCCGAGCTGAAAGCCGCCCTTGAGCCTGACGCGGAATAGACGCGCAGCATAACGAAAACGCTAGGGGCAGCAAAACGCTGCCCTTTTGCGCATCAAATGGTCATGTGTTACACTGCGGCAAGCGCGCAACACCAACGAGGCAACGATGGCCCTGATTAGATTAGACGTACCCGCTGGGGTTTACCGCAACGGCACCGACTTGCAGAGCATGGGTCGCTGGCGCGATGCCAGCCTGATACGTTGGATCGACGGCACGATGCAGCCGGTCAAGGGTTGGCGTAAGAGATCTGACACGGCAACCGCT